CCACCCCCCCCCTTGCCCCTGCTAGGCTTGCACTTAAATCGACGGGAGGGAATATAACAAGTTAGGCCCTAGCTAGTACTTGTAGCTAGGGCCTTGTATCATATTCTTTTAAGGATATTATTAGTTTTGTCTACACCATGCGAGATAGTTGGCAACCGTGTCCCCGACCTCGTTGTCCTGATAGAACACTTTCTCGAGACGGAACAGGAGAGCGATCTTCTTCTCCACGTCATAGACAGGCTTGAGCAGGTTTCTCCTGTGATTGAGTCTGACGTCATACTCCTGTGAATAGATCAGGTCCGTGTCGGGCTTTTTCAGGTCCGTGGTCTTGCGATGGATGAAGATGAATATATCGTCCTCTGCCTGCACGATCTCGCACTGCAGCATCTCCTCGTTGAAGATGATCATGAATACGAATACTACATCAGCAGGTCGGTAGTGTTTCGGGCAGTGGGGATATATGTCGAGCTGCCAGTCGCCCGTGGTGATCATCTTGAGCTTGGGATTGTTGAAAGCAAAATAGACGTCACTCTTTTTCTTCCGGGCCGGAGTGTCCGTAAACTGGACCGCGACGATCAGACCGGAGTCACCGTATTCATATACGTCCATATCTCCCGGTTTCATGTTCTTGGCCTTATACAGACCCATCTCCGTGAAATAGGGGTTATACCGGTTTATCGTATTCCCACACATGAATATCTCGACGTTGTCGCGCTGCCTGATGATCGTCGAGAGCACTCCCTCGAATGAGATGAACTCATCCGCGAGGTATATCCTCTCAGCGATGAACTCATCGAAAAGGACCGTATTGATCAGGGGGTAGCTGCTGCCTTTGTAGTGCTGCGCGTTGGATATGCTGAACGCTCTGGCTATGATCTCGTCCGATCTGACGGCCTTTCCTTTGTCGTTCACATATGTGAGGTAGTAAATACCCGAATAGTACTCTACCCCCGTGTATGAGCCTCCTGTGAGCTCCTCGATGACGTTCTTACCCTCACCGTTATGTATGAGTGAGTCGTACACCGTCCGGGCCGACTGTGCTCCTGTATAGTCCTCGTCATAGCGTCGGACGATGCCGAGCTCGGAGCCGTCCTTGAGGTGCTTTTCAAACGCATACTTAAGTACTGCGTAAGTTTTTCCGTTTGACCTCTCTCCGAACATGACCCGGTATCTAGCCGGTATTTTCAAGATCGGCTCGATGTCGTAATAGGTGCTTTTTTCACTCATCTGTTTTCTCCATTCTTGCGCCACAATAAGGACAGAACTTATAACGTCCACTCAATACCTCTCCGAGGCATCCGTAAGCATACTTATGACAGCAGGAGCAGCGATAATCCATATCATCGACCCACTCCCAAAAGCCTGTTTTCTCCTCTATAGTCGGGGTTATTTCGTTGAACTTCTTTACACTAATTTCGTCCAAATAACCGCAACATTCATATTTCTCGACGTATGCGTCAGCATCAATTAATCTCATTTTGATCTTTCTCTTACTCCTTGTAAATAGTCGACATATCTCGACGATAGACTGAGCTCATAGGGAGCCGGTTCCAGATGGACGGCAGAAAATTCCTGATAGGGTGCCTCCGTCCCGAGGTAGTCGGTGACCGTTCCCTCATGCGCGTCGTCGATATACGTGTGTGTGAGCTTCCCTGAGGCCTCAGGAGGCACGACAAGGCTATCGGTAAACCGTTTGAACGGGTCGAACGTCTCCCGGCCTCTACGGAGGTCGTAGGCCCATCCTCGACAGATATAGGGGAGTGCGGTATGTTTATTGACTCCGGAGACCGTGATAGAGATACCGTCTTCCGTTTCGACCATGTACCTCTTGGCTCCCAGCGTCTTGAAACGCTTATAGATGTCCTCAAACTCCCATATGCCGAGCGGTTTCTGTTTACCCTTGATAGTAAAGGGTCGCGTCAGCTCCGGATCGAGTCCGTAATAGTTGCAGGTATCTACGGCCTTTTGTGCTAGTCGCTGATTGACCGTCTCAAAAAAGACGGTATGTTTTTCCGGGTGCAGGTACTTGACCGAGTCGGTGTCTGAATAGACATAATCCGGACCGAGATAGTAAATAGCCTCAAAGAGCTGCCGTCGAGCGTATGCCGTGATCCAGATGCCGACCGTGTAACATGAGTACCGTCTGCGATCGTTGTTGTACTTTTCGAGGGCGGTCGCGAGGTCAGGCTGCTGCTCCGTCCATTCGGTCCCGTATGTGATCTCCGGTCTCACTATGTCCGTGACCATCGACCCATAGCAGCTATTGATATTTTCCTTTGCCAGACCGTATTCGATCTCCGAGCCGGGCACCCCTTTCAGCGTGGTCTTTTTCTGGTACAATTCGAGGACTGTCTTGATGAACGGTTTCGGGAGTCTCGCTCTCCGGTAGATGATAAATTTCCCAATGGCCATAGACTCCCACGAGTAAAACTTTTCGTATATCTGAAAGTCCACGTCCGTGATGGTCGTCTTGAGATGGGGGGCCTCGACGAGTCTGCCATTGTCCTCGATATGATCGGGATCGAGCTCCCAGCATTTCGAGCAGCTGATCGGATGTTCATATATGTCGTCCTTGGCGACGAGCCCGAAAAACTCCACGTCGAACAGGCAGCAGTAACAATTAAGATACTTCCGGAGCTCTGACATTGTACGGACCTGCACGAACTCCCCGGAGCTGGCAGGGAACTTCTGAGAGCATATCTGGAACGGATAATCCGAGGCTATATCATTCGATCCGACGTCAAAAAGGGTCTTACCGGAGTAGTGATATGATGCGTGTGTAAAACCTCCCTGAAAGGCCTTTTTTAACATGACGTACTCCTCCGGGAGAATGCGCTGGGCGAGTATATACTGCTGAAATTTGAGCGTCTGCAGGCCTCCCTTTTTGTGGCTCTTGAACGGATACAGGCAGGCATTCCGGCAGAGCTGCCGGACGTAGCTCGTTTTGGTCGTGAGTATCTTGACGATATTTCCGTCCGTTTCAATGTGCTCCTGTATGTAGGCCATGACGACCTTGACGTCAGCTATACAATAGCCCATCTCCTTGTCATCCAAAGGGGTCAGACTGTTCCTGATCAGACGGTAATCAAGATCACCGGAGGCCTTGAGGACCTTGTAGGTATGCAGCGCACGGCCTACCGTTTCAAGGGAATACCCGGAGAGGATATACGAACACCGGAAACATATCCCGGTCGTAGTGAGTGCGTAGGCCGGTGTCCGTGGGCCGGTGGCGAATACCTTAGACCACTCAAACCGGTGCCTGATCCACTGGAACTCGAACTCAAGATTATGGACATAGATGTAGAGCTGCCGTCCCGATCCGAGGCCCAGCAGGTCCGAGAGGCCGTCACAGACCTCCCGGAACTCCTCCCACGTCCTGCCGGTCATGACGAGACCGTTAAGGCCGAGCATCCAGATATACATACAGGCGCGTTTCTGCTTGCCCTCATAAAAGGACGACGTCTCAATGTCGAACGCTGCCGGCACGTTGTATACTTGTACCTTTTTATTGTCCTTGTATAGCTTGGCCTTTTTCACTTCTGAGTCGATGACAAACTCCTCCAGCTCGTCAGAACGGTAGGTCCTCCTCGTCTGTATCAATTGTGAAAAACTCCTCATGCTCCGCCTCTTCTATCTTTTGGTAATCGTTTTCAAGTGTTTCTTTTACGGCAGCATAAAGCTCCTCCCATGAGTCATAGTTGTCCATTTCCCGCATCATGTAACGCTGGACCTCCTCGGAGCTATATTCTCCCGGAAAATTGCCGTTCGGATACAGGTCCGCGATCTCTCGGTACGCTTTCCAAAAGTCCTCCGTCGGGGCTCCTCCGAGCCGTTTACTGATCTCAGCGTATTCTTTTCGCCATGCCGTCAGAGAGCTGGCTTTCCGGTCGGGACCGAGAAACTTCTGGAGAGCCTGAAACCGGTTCCGGAGCTGCTCCCTGCTCTTTATTCCCTCCATAGTGAAATAACCGGACTGCCCCGTCTTGGCGATTCGTTTATGGGCATTAGAGACGACGATAGACATCTGGCCGATCGGATCCTCCATCATACGCTTGACGCGCTTGTTGGCTGCGTCCTGCAGCTGCTGCGTCATTTTCCGGAGGTCCGCGGTCGTGATGTGACGGGTTGAGACGATGTCGAGAATATCAGACGTTTTCATCTTTTACCTCCACGGTGTAATCACCCAGCTCGTTAAGGGTGAAATACCCTTTCCGGCACCAGTAGAAAACATATGACAGGGGTATCCTCCGGACACCCTTTTCATACCGGCAGATAGAGGCCTCGGAAAGATATGTCTCATGCGCGACGTCTTCCATAGTCATACCTGCCTGCACTCGCAGCTCTTTCAGTTTTTCGTTAAGTGTCATTTTTGTACTCCTTAATCAAATGATAAATAAAATTCCTTTTGAGTCATATGTTTCCATTTAGGCCGATTATCCCCTAAGATCGGGTCCTCAATAATAGGCCGATTATCCCATAAGATCGGGTCCTCAATATTAGGGAACATCTTTTTAAAATCGTCAGCATAAATATCCATAAAAATACGAGCTTCTCGTTCCGTCATTTTCGCGACGGTTCCGATATATGCACAGTTTAAAATTTCTACCGTCAACGTAGGATCCCGTTCAATCAGATATTTGACGGACGGGAGTTGAGCAGCCTCATCGTCATCAATATATCCGAAAAATTTATGATTGAACTGTGTTACAAAAATATAGTCACCGTTTTTTCTTCTAAAATAAATACTTGCATATGATCCCATATCATTCCTCCATAAAGGGAGCCCCCTTGCAGGAGCTCCCTGTGTGCGTTAGTCAAAACGGCAAGTCATCCTCGTCGTCTTCGTCTTCGTCTTCGTCTTCATCTTCGTCTTCGTCTTCTTTTTTCTTTTTCTTTTTCTTCTTGGTTGTCTTCTTCGGAGCAGCCTCATCAAGGACATCATTCTCGATGACCACTATGATCGGGGTGATAATTTCCTTGTTCTTTTTTTCGTAGGACTCAAGCGAGATGAAAGCTGACTGAATGTCAATCTGATGGAGACCGTCGGTCATTGGCTGGGTCGCGTTCCTCCCAAAACGTACCTTGAAATAGTAATTTTGGTATTCACCGTCTTCGTCTTTCCTGCCGACGGTAGCAGACCATGAGATATACTCATCGCCGTGTCTGTCCTCGAACGTGTTCCCGTAGATCGACATGATCCCGGTTATCTCGTTCCATGTGTCTTTCGCTCTCTCGGAGCGTTTAGTCTTTTTCTGTGCCATAGTTATTTCCTCCCTTTGGCAAAAAATATCTTGATCAGTCTGATGATGCAGACGATTATACCTCCGACGATGATGGCGCACAGGATGCCGACCATCAGGCTGATGATCCCCCACCACATCTCTATCTCCGTGACCATAGTCATGACTCCGGTCCCTCCTCAAAATCTATCTTGATCTCTTCTCCGGGCTCTGACTGTCGGAGCATTCCAAGCATCTCCATGCATTCCAGTATTACCCCCACTCCGGGGAGGTCCCCGGAGATAGAGGCGATATGGTCAAGGAAGGTCGGCAGGTTCAGGACATTCCAGTTATGCGTTTCCGCGAACCGAATGTCTGCGGTCTTGGAGGCTGCGTAAAATGTCGTATACCCTGAGCCTTGCTGCTTGATCTTGTAACCGCAGAAATAAGTCTTATAGATGGCCACGACGTCCTCGCGTGTAACTCCCTTACTCATAACTGTCCGTACCCCTCCAGACTCCTGATCTCGGCAGCGAGGTCGAAAATCCAGCTGAAAAGCAGATTGAACTCACGGGGCCCGATAAGTCCCAGCTGGTGCAGTGTCCGGGTCTGATCCTTCGCGACGTCCAGCATGGGCTCAAGTTTGCCGTTGCTCATCTCATACTCGATCTGATTGATGATAGCCTCCCACTGTTGGCCCGTGAGCATCGTGCCGGCAAGCATGGCCGGACGTGGTGTCATGATACGTCTCATTTATTGAATACCTCCCCGTATTTGCTCGAAAGATTCACTTTCACATCAGGGATCTCAAGCCGGGTCCCTTTCAGCTGATGCAGCCGTGTCGCGACGGTATCCTCGAGATATGCGATCAACTCGTCGTATTCCCTGAAGCAGATCGCCGAGAGATACCGCAGATCCGCCAGGAGCCGGCGAGTGTTCGCAGCGTTGTCTGTCAGGTCAATCGGATCATCATCGTACATCAGCATATCAATCTCGCCGACGATGCGCTTTTGGAAGTCCCACGGGAGATTTGATGCAAACCAGATTTGGCGGAATTGCTCGTTAGTCATTGTTTTCCTCCCAGACCTCAATACGATTAAAGTCACCACTGTAACTTATGTGCTTTCTCATCAGTCTGATCATTTTTCTGATCGCCTGAAATTTTGAGTGACAGTTGTACCAAGGGTATTCCCAAATCTCCCCGGTGGAGTCGTTTGTAACGCGAACTTTGATAGTCCTTTTCATTTTATACCTCCTCACCCCTATAGGGCTATAATAGTATACCACCGTCTTACCATTCTGTCAAGAAAAAATATTGCCGAAAAGAAAAAATTTTTCCGGGGCAGTGAGGGAGCTGCCCCGGAGGGTAGGACGTTTCAACGTCCTACCTATATATGAAAGGGGTGAGGGGGAGGATTCACCAGTCTATCCCGTAGGCCTCGCAGATGCCGCGGGCGATGGACTCGCCGATCTCCGTGGTGTGGGAGATGATAAATTCAGCAGTCGTCTTGTTGTCGTGAAAATCACATTCACAATACACGACCGGGATAGGTTTCGTCAGGCGCATCTCATAGAGCTGATCTCCGAGCTCCTTGATGTTCGACGACGTTCCGGGACAGGTCGCATCCAGATATTTGAAAATGCTCTGAGCGATGTCATAATCGGGCTTATCCTTGAACGACCGGACAAACATCCGTGTACCGCTCACCTTGCCGTCAAAGGCGTTCGTATGGATCGGGACATAGAGGTCGACCCTATAAGTGTCCACCGCTCTCTTGACGCGCTCCTCGACCGCGACAGAGGGCTCCAGAATGGCCCCGATACCATGAGCCTCCAGAGCCTCGGCGCAGGCAGCTGCGATCTTTTCACACTGCTCTTTTTCATTAGTGTCGCCGACGGCGTACTTGTTGGGCCACTGATCGGACGGGGAGAGATATACAAACGTCTCCTTGTTCACCGGTTCGGGTGCCGGTTCGGGCTCCGGTTCGGTGTCGTCTATGTGAGCTATGTCCGTCGCTGCCTCGGCGATCAGGTACATGATTATCGAGCCAAGAGAGACTATCACACCGCTCACGGTGTCGGCCTGTCCCTCCGTGATGGTCCCCGTCATGAGCAGGATACCGACGACGAGACCGGCGACTGCGATCCAGAACTTGCGTGACGTGAGCTTCTGTTTCCAGTTTATTTTCATTTACCTATCACTGTCCTTTCATTTCTATATCATGGACCTTTAGCGCGATATCATTCAGTTTCTTTTCGATATCCGTGATCCGTGAGCTCTGATCGTTGACGGTCGCCTCTATCCGGTCGACGACGACCGTCAGCTTGGTGATGGACTGCGCGAGTCTGATCATAGGACCGGCAAGCGACGCGACAAGTCCGACGAGGGCAGTAATACCCAGTACTATCTCCCATGTCATACGTATATCCCAGCTTTCATTATAGAGTCGAGCTCAGCCCGTTCGTTGTCGAGCATGGAACCGAACCCGGTCCCCTCGATATTGACCGTGCCGGTCTTGATGAAACCGGTGAGGTTGTATATCCGGTTACGTGCGTAGTAGGGCCGTCCATAGAGGTTATCCGGATAATCCTCGCAGGCCTTGCGGTAGCTCTCCACGGTAGGACCGTCGTCGATAATGACCTGCTCACCGCCTGTCACGGAGATGTTAGGGACCGCCGACGAGATCGCGTTGACTGCTGCCGACGCGATAGTCGGAGCAGCTGCGCCCTCCGTGGCGACGGTAGCAGCTACCGCAC